AAGAGTTTTGAAATAGTTTTTGAACTGTTCAATAGCTTCTTGTACTGTCCTTTCATCTTCTTTCATAATGACTTTGAATATATTTTTAAGAGCGTCACGACATGGTTCAGGTGTAGAAGACTTAATAGCTTCAATACCCATAATTTTAAGCTTTGGTTCAGCATATCTTACGCCTTCGTTATCATGTACATTCATAATATATCTTTTCTTTGCAGTCCAAAGCGCACGATCAGCGATTGCTTCACGTTTCATAACCATACGATTATCTACTCCACCAAGATACTTATACAACTGGTCGTAGGACTTTTCAAGCTCTGGTTCAAGAGCTTCACTTGCAACTTTATCTAAGAAGTCAATTTTATTTTCAGGTTTGAATTTTTGAACAAAGTCATCTAAGCATACATACAACGAATCTGTGTCGATGGCAATGACATAGTCTTTCCATTTTTCAGGTTTGAGCACTCTGTTGAGATAGGTGTTAAGCGAAAATTCGGCCCATCGAATTGTAAGTTGTCCGGTGAGGGTAATAGCTTCTGCGATTCTCTGGTCGAAGAATCGAAAATAGCGATTGCCAAGAGCACCATACAAACTGTTAAGAAGAATCTTAATAGCCATTTGTCTGTTTTCTGCAATAGCGATGTCTCTTTCGATTTGATATAGTTTTTGTTTGTCATTTTTATCTACCTTTTCTTTTTCTTTTTGAGCATTAATCATTTCTTGTTTAATCCCTACACGCTCTTTGTACATTTCATCGATGATGAATGGGATTATACCTGGCTTGTCTACGTTAAAGTACTGGCCATTTGCCGCAAGAGCTTTACCTCTATTAGGAGACATTTTATGCGAAGTGATTGCATCATCGATATCGAACTGAGTAATCTCTCCATTTGCAATTGTTTCTGGCGACATATTGTATTGCATAATAATTGATGGATAAAGAGAGTTTAAATCAAACGAAACAACATTATCATGTATTCCTACTTGTGGGTCTTTGACAAAGCCACCTGGATAGTTTGATTTAGTTTTATCTTCAACAAATGGTATAGCAATATTGTTAGCGAATAATCTGCGATAGATAATCGTATCCCATATCATTGTAGTACCAAATGTATCGTTATAGTTAACTCCAGCTTTGTAAGCCATCGTCATGCAAAGAGTAATCAATCCAAGTTTATCTTCGATTTTATCGACAAGCTCAACGTCTTTGATATTATAATCTATAAACTTTTGATGATTGTGTTTGTAAAGAGTATGGAGATTAGAATACTCATCGTAAGATAGTTTCTTTTCTCCTAGCACGACATGCGCAATGTTGTCGAGTTTATATGATTCTTGTGGTCCATACGAATAGCCAAACTTCTTGAATAGGTCAAGGTAATCAAGTTGAGATATACCTTTAAGTTCATAAGCAGTTTGAGTCCTTCCCATCTTAGTTACGTCTTGTCTATCAATCATTCCCCAGGGACTCAGTCTTTTGACATAAGCTTCACCAAGCATACGATTGATTCTATTTACAAGATATGGAATATCAAAGAACCTTGAATTCCAGCCAGTGACGACATCAGGACAATATTGTTGAGATGACCAGTGAGTAATGAAGTTAATAAGTAAATCATCTTCACGGTCAAACTTACGATATACAACCATGTGGTCTTTCATATAAGATTTGTCAGTATCATAATCACCTAAGCCCCAAACATAGTAAGTATTACCAATATTGTTTTTCATACAAATAGCAGTAATCTTATGGTCAGCTTTTTCAGGCTCAGGGAATCCATCGTCAGAAGCAACTTCAATATCGATTGTTGATACGTTGATTTTGTTTCTATCGAATTCGATATTACCTGGATAGTAATCATTAATGAACGCTGGAACGTACTTTGTATTTCCGTATATTTTCTTACCAGACACGCCTTTGTTTGCTTGTACATATTCGTTTGCAGTCCTCATAGACTCGAATCTTTTACCAGCATTTGCTACACCAACAGGATTTCCATCAAGCGATTTCCACTTGGTAGGAAGATTAGTAGATGTAAAAAGGATTGGTTCGTATTTGACTTTCTTTTCAATTCGTCTTCCATGGTCATATCCTCGTAAGAGAATCATATTACCATATCGAGACACATTAGTATAGAATTTCATCATATGTATATTATACCATAGTTTAGGTTAAATGTAAAGGTTTATTTGCATTTATTTTCAATTAAAGATTGGGGAGCAATTTCTTACTCCCCGCATGATTTTGTCAATTTGGTCTTAAATACTGTTATATTGCATTACCATTAACATTGGTGCTAATCCTAAAATTAACCCTGTAATTAATAAAGCAAAGATAGTAGTTTTTAAGGCCTCGGCAACGTCTTCATACTTATCCATTAAATGGACTATATGTTTCATGTTGTTCTCCAGTAAATATTTCATTTATATCTACTGAGTTTCGCTGCTCGCCAGTTTATCTCTATTCAATGAGATATTCTTTCTTCTTTGATGCCCCAGCAGACCCTAATTCGATCTTTCTAGGACGCTTCTCTTCCGGAAGTTCTACTCTAGCATACACTACAAGTATTCCATCTTTCAAATCAGCACCGTCTATTACAACAAATTCTGAGAGTCGAAATGATTTCTCGAATTTGCGGGACGATATACCTTTATACGCGTATTCACGCGATACCGATGCCACCTCTCCCTTGATTTTCAATATGCCATCTTTAAGTTCCAAGGATATATCCTCTTCTTTAAATCCAGCAATTGCAAGTTCGATGAGAAATTTTTCATCATCGATTTTCACAACGTTATGTGGTGGATAGTTATCAGTTCCGGACCTCGCACTTTGATGAATCCTTTCCAGGTCTTCAAATAAAGTATCGAATCCGACGAATAGTGAACGTGGTACGTTCAAAGTATTTCTTACCATTTTTAGTTCCTCCTATATATAGCAAGGTTTGTTAGAGCCGGTCCAATACCGCACTCTTTCAGTTATATTTATACAAGCTTGATTGCTAGTTTAAATAATTCTTTTATAAGTAGATTTTTACTACTTTGTTTAATCTGCCTGATTTCATAAGCTTATGAAATATTTTCCAGGTCTTTTTAATTCTTTTCTCCATTGTTGGAATTCCCTATGTTATACTTAGGGCATAGTTCCCATTGAGTTTTTTCCTTAAAAGGAATCACCTTAATCTGTCTCAATGGTGCTAATTCTTTAGCCATCTCCGGCTTCATAATCGTTACTAAACCCCAGTCGGCGAGTAATGTTGCGATTGTGTTTCGTCTTTGTACATCGTTCTCTAATAAACTAGATGGTTTTCCATCTAGCAAAAATAGTTCTTTAAAGTGAACTATAAAATATCTACCTTGCTTATGTAAAATATGGCAAGATTGAAATAGCTTCTGGTCTTTGCGAGAAGCTACACCTATACGTGTTAATGTTTCGCGTATCTTTAAAAAGTCATCTGGTTCTCTAAGAGAGACTTCAAGCATACTGCCTGGAGTCCAATCTTTTATTTGTATTTGAGTGTTATCGTTTTCCACCTTTATATATCCTTTGTTTCAATTGTTCAATTTGTTCATCATTAATTAGAGATAACGCTGATTTAGCTTTTTCATCACTATACCCATAATTTTCTTTGATGAGTTCAAGATGGTCAATATCACTGGCCTTAATCCATTTAGACCATCTTTTCTTCTTTCTAATTATATTTATAAGAAAATCAAACTGAACGCGATGGTCTAGATGATGGTGGATATTCATTTCATTTGCATACAATATAGTGTCTTTAAAGAAAGAAAGACCGCGATTTATGATGAAAGGATTGTATTCCTTTTCAGCAATATCGTCAACCATGATATCTTTCTTAGTCTCATTGATTGCTTTTAAATAGTCAAATGGGTTCATATCGTAGTAGTTATATCAAGAGCTTTTCTTATCTCTTCTTCTAATATGCTAGCTTCTTTCTTATATGACGAAACTATATCATTAAGTTCCATAACTCTTTTTTGAGCATTAGCTAGTTGTTCTTGCAATTCTTTGACATTGCGCTCTAGCATTAATGTTCTATCTTCAGTATTGCTACCTGTTTCTATTTCTGTTTGTTCTCCAGTTACTGGATTAATCATGTATTTTTTCATTTGAATTTGACTCCTGCCATTACTTCAGTTAAGCAAGCAACCATATTCAATTCATGGTCAGCAACAAAACTGTTTTTATATTGATAATCAGCCAAAATAAGTACTAGTTGCGGTATTGATTGTGGCTCTACATATTCATTCATATTATCGTATACTTTACGAAACATTGAAGCTGGTTCTATATCAATATTATCAGCAACCCATTGTCTCATTTTACGAAAGTCTTTTATTTTAAGAGCATTCATAAGAGTATCAAGAGCGATATCATTAGCATTGACTAATATACCACTATCGATTTTACCAAAGTTTGAATATCTTTGTAGTTCATTAAGTGTTCTTCTGAAATCTGGAAAGTATTTCATAATCAGTTCAGCAATAACAGCTGGTTCTGAGTTGATACTTTCAACTGATAGTATTTGTTGAACCCTTTGCATAAACTGACCAGCAAGAGCTTCTTTCTCTTTCTTTGGCATCGCAAATTCGATAACGCTGGTTCTTGAATGTAATGGTTCGATTATACGATTCTTGAAATTACAAGTAAGTATAAACCTACAGTTAGCTGAAAACTCTTCGATAAATCCACGCAAAGCTGGTTGAGTGGATTGTGGATTAAGGTAATCCGCTTCGTCCAAGATGACGACTTTGAGGCCGCCTGATAAGGAAACGGACGAAGCGAATTGTTTGATTTTGTTTCTTAGAGTATCAATACCTGATTCTTCTGAACCATTAATGATTATATAATCTAAGTCAAGCTCGTTGCAAAGTGCTCTGGCAACTGTGGTCTTTCCTGTACCAGCAGTACCAGTGAACATCATATTCTGAAGTTCGCCTTTGTCTAAAACATTTTGGAATATCTTTTTAAGGTCTTGTGATAGTACACATTCCTCTACTTTTCTTGGGCGATACTTTTCCACCCATAGGAACTCTTCCATTATAGTACCTCCCAACCTTCTACGGTATCTAACCTAAAAGACCTCCAAGCATTTTTGTCTAATGACCATACTGGAAATGCTTCCATCTCATTAGCTGTATAATTAATTTTATTCATTTGGCCATTAGCTTCAAGAATTGATGGATTAAGAGTACAAGGCATAATTCTTATTTCGCCTGTATCTATTTTTCTGAATGTGACTGTGACTTGCCCTTTTTGTAAAGCCTCGAGCAATTTGGCTTGTTCATTGTTGTTCATAATGTATTCCTTAATAATAAAATTTGAGGGGAGTTTCACCCCTCGTCTGGTTTACGACTCTGATGAATCGTCTTCAGTAGCAGCTACTTCAGGTACTGCGCCTTCCGGCGTTTCTTGACCTTTTGAAGCTTCTTCTAGAAACGCTACGATTCTAGACCTAAGACTACCTACTGCTTCCAACTCAGGACCTTCAAATCCACCTCTTTTAGAACAAAGGTCAATTACTTGTACCATTGTTGAGATGTCTTGTAGACTAAGTTGAGCTCCAGCTGGTTGCTCTTCTGTTCCAGTTTCGACGTTTGTATTTACATCTTCTGACATAATTTTCTCCTATGCATATTTACGAAAATTAAAAGACCCGCCCCATGCGGCATCTTCCATTCCTACAATATATTTATACATCGTAGCTTGAGTTTTTCTCAAGAGCGATAAAATAATCAACAGGATAATTACTATTAGTCCAGTTAGAGATTAGCTTTGAGCTTATGCTTACAAAGTAATCGCCTGGTAGCAATTTCAAGTTGGGTATACTTACCACGAAGTTAAATCCATTTTTACATGAATTGTCTCTATCTAGCTCTATTTCAAATAGGTTTGAAGTCGAGTCTCTTGTATCGAGTACAGAGGCTGTAATGACTCCATCATTACCTGTTATAGCTAGTTCAGTATGACCAAGAACAGCAGCAGCTTTACGAATCTGATTTAGTTTATCTTCTTCGATATTAACTCCAAGTTCTGGTTCTGGCATCTGAATATCTTTTTGAGGAGTGGTTAGGATATCGCTTTCAGAAAAGAAATATCTTATCTTTTGTCCACTACCTTGTACCAATACTGCTTTATCTTCAAACTCTAATGTAGGATTATCAATAAGACTTAAGACTGATAAGAATTCGTTTAAGTCATAGACTCCAAATTCTTTAGGAAAGTCTTCGACTATTTCAGCAGAAGCTAGAATAGTTTTGGACTCTGAAATAGTCTTCAGTTTTTGTCCTGGTTTGAAAACAATATTTGGATTTATTGTTGCGAAGTTTTTTAACACATTCAAGGTGTCTGTTGATAAGTTCATATTTTCTCCATTATATAACTATTATACCATACTTTCATTGTAATGTAAACGATTAGTTTTCATTTTTATCATGGCAATCCAGAGCGATTATAGCATAGTGCAAAATCTTGAGAAGGTCAGCTCTGTTATGTCCTTCTTTTTTACCATACCTTTGAGCGTACTTAAGTACGTTCCCTAAAGCAAAACCCATGCCATGTCCACAATCAATAATGAATTCAGTTGATTGAAACTGATTCTTTGAATAGTGACCACCATAAGTTTTGTCTATATAACTCTTGAGCTCTTCAACAAGAGCTCCTTCGTTAAATTTGTAATCTATTTGATTAGACTTCATAAGTTTCTTCAGCATTAATGTCTCCTGTCTCTTCGACAATTTCATCAGCATCTACTTTGCTGTATAAGTCAAGGAAAGCTTCTTTAGTATCAGAATCGAACCTTGAGATACATAAGTCAATTGCTTTATCTCTTTTCTGAAAGATAGAGAATGTTTGTACAATGTGACATAGTCTTCTAGTTGAAATGACTTCATCGACACCATCATCATAAAAAGTTTTTCTGATAATATCAGCCCAAAGAACTAGCTTTTCAGCAAAGTCGATATCCATACAATTGAATTTCTCCATGTGTTTGAATACAATCTTTTTCTCTACATTAAGAGATGGGAACTGTTGGTCAACTGATATTGTAAACCTTTCAAGGAAAGCATCATCGATGATTGTAGCTGCTGTGAACCTACCATCTTCTGAACCTTTACCTTTAGTATTAGCTGTTGCGATTACATTGAAACCTTCAGCAGGCTCTACGATTTCGCCAGTCTTTTTAACAAGTACTGGTTTGCCTTCAAGGATTCCTTGTAAGCACATAATTTTGTTTGTTGCTCTATCAATCTCATCAAGTAAGAGGATAGCTCCATTTTCCATTGCTTTAAGAACTGGACCTTTAGAGAAAACTGTTTCTCCATCAATAAGTCTAAAGCCACCAAGTAAATCATCCTCATCTGTTTCAGGATTGATTTGAACTCTGATAAACTCTTTGCCTACTTTAGCACATGCTTGTTCTACCATGAATGTTTTACCATTGCCTGATAGACCAGAGATATATGTTGGGTAGAACATATTTGATTTGACAATCTTTACAATGTCAGAAAATGCTCCCCAAGGTACGAATGATTTATCTGTTTTAGCGAAAGTTTTTTCTTCGTTTACTATTGACTGCATTTGAGCAGCTGATTGTGGCATTTTAACCACTGTATTTGATATCAACATTGTTTCTCTCAATGGTTCAATAAGTCCAGCCAAATCGTATGTGCCAATTTTGACTCTGTTGTTTTTTTGCATTAAAGGGTCCCAATCCTTACCGGTGTAGCCGAACTCTTTTCCGACTTCAACAATTGCGTTTTTTCTGAACTCAGTACTATCAGGGTATCTGGTAGCAAGTTCTTTGAGAATTATCTGGGTAGATTTTTTCAAGTTATTCATAATATAGTTTCTCCTTATCAATTTATATATGTATATTATACCATAGTTCGACGTGTTTGTAAAGGTTTATTTTCACTTTTAGGTGAAATACTTTGCAGAATAGTGTTGTTCATTCTGCTACCGCCTTACCGAAGTTCGTTAATAGTGTTTTGTTAAGCTTTTTAGACTTACTGTATTTCTTAAATGCTGAAGTTAATTGACCCTTTGAAGCGTCTTCATTAACTTCGAATTCAGTGGCGTCAGTAGCTAATGCTCCTTTCCAAGATTTAACAATGTATAATTCATTGTATCCAAGCTCGTCTTTAAACGTAACACATTTGTTTTTTGCATATTCTCTATTGTACTTTTTCATGCCATCACCCCACATGTCAGCTGAAGTATCGCAATCAGAGATTTTGTATTTAAAGTTGTGGCCATTATCAGCTAGGAAAAATCCTATCGTAGTAAGACCAAACTGTTTTTGTAAGTTTTGTAAAAGACTTTTAGTGCCTTCTCTTCTTGTATCTTTTAGCTTAACATTTTTGCCCATAATGTTTATTATAGCACCACCCCAGCTATCAGGTATGGTTCTTTCAATTTTTATATCTCTGTCTTTAGCAATTCTTAAGCCATTTGCATCACCATCTGATATCACGACGAGGTTCATGTTGTCAATATTATTAGCCCTTTTGAATCCATCAATCATCTTGTGACTGTGTATTAGAGCCTCATTTAGTGGGGTAGAACCATACTCTTCGTTCTTACTAATAACTAATCTTTCTCTGTGTGTGTAGTCATCTTTACAGAATTCCATTCTTACATATAGTGACTGTAATGCTTCTTCGTAATCTTTCTTTTTAAGAGTTGAAGTGATAAGTTGAGGTAGTGATAATCCACCATGGTCAACTTCTGAATCGATTGGAAATACATTTCTGTCTCCATTCCATCCGCCACCTAGTGAAACGTTTTGATTTGTGAAACCATATACATCGAAAGGTATATTGACTGTTTTACAAAATACTATACAATGTATAAGTTGATCAAGAACATCTCCCATAATGTCATTCATTGAACCTGAAAAATCAATCAACATAAACATTCCATGATTTTTAGCATCAGCTAATTTTGTGACTCTAGCAAATATATCATCGTTAGTTTTATAAGACCATAATCTGTTAACATCGATAGAACCTGTTTTTGCTGTTTGAGCTCTTGTGTATCTGTATCCAGCTTTTCTCATTTCAAACTCTTTAACTGCAAAGTTAACATTCTTTTTAACTTCTTTAATGTATGACTTATAATTGCCTAAGGTTTCGTCATACGTAAGTGGTTGGGCTCTTTTATCATACCAATAATCACCTTCATCCATTTTAACTACATCATTTAGATATTCATAATTTTCTGCAATTCTTGCTTTTCTTTCTTTTGCTAGTTGAGCATAAGGTATAACAATTCTTTTAGCAACTTCTTTATTAAAGTCGTTACCAATCAAAACTTGACTGCCAGATTCATTAGTGTCTAAGAGTGTATGTTCTTTTCTTCTGAATACTTCATCAGTTTCTGATACGTCTTCTTCAACTCTGCCTTTACTTTCAGCTTCTTTATCTTCTTCGACTTCTTTATCTTCAGTTAGTTGCTGTGATTTGTTGCTTTTTTGCTTTGACTCTGCTTGAGCTTCTTCTTCATCTTCTGAGCTTTGCATATCATCATGACCCATTTGAGGCTGTTGCTCTTGTTGCTCTTCTTCTTCGCCATCTTCTGGTAAATCAACCATTGGAGGCTCAGGTGGATTTAATAGCTCTTCTTGGTTATCTTTAGTATATTGTAATATATCTCTTACAAGATTAGTAACATCTTCGAACGTT